ATCACCAACAGCAGTAGGATTAAAGTTTGTACCATCAGCAATAAGAAGCATACCAGAAGTGTTAGTTCCCATAACTAGATCATCACCAGTTATAGTAAGGTCACCACCAACTACTAAGTTACCTGACACATCTACTGCACCGTTTATGTCAATAGAGGTAGCAGTTAAGTCAATTTCATCAGTAGCTGCAATAGATAATACTGTTGCACTAGACCCTTGAATAAATTGACTTGCATCGTTAAATAATATTTTGTTTGTAGAAGCTATAGTTGTTGTAGCTGCAATGTTTACTGCACCATCAATGTCTACAATGTCTAAGTTTGTAGTACCATCAATGTCTACGTCACCTGATATATCTAAAGACGTACCTGTCAGTACTCCTGTAACACCTAGCGTACCTGTAATTGTAGCGTTCTCATCTATATCAAGAGTATCAATGTGCGCTGTGCCATCTACAAAAAGATTACGCCACTCTTGAGTAGCCGAACCTAGATCGTATGTATCATCATCGTCAGGTATAATGCTTGAGTCAACGTCTGCACCAAATACAACATTGTCAGTTGCAGCATCACCAAGAGTAATTGTACCACCATTAAACGTTGTAGTACCTGTTACTGTAGCATTACCTGCAACTGTAAGGTTACCACCTACAAGTAAATTACCTGATACATCTAATATACCATTAAGGTCAACAGTAGTAGCAGCAATCTGTATTTCTGTATCAGCTACGAGATCAAGTTGACCATCAGCAGATGAGTGAATGTAAATAGCAGTATCACGAAACTGTAGCTTTTCTGATGTAGCCATAAGGATATCATCTGAGAACGTAAAGTAATCCTCATCTTCACTCCAGATAAGCGCACCATTATTAGAACCACCGTCCCAAGTAAGCGTAATGTCACCTGCACCAGTACCTATAGTAACATTGTCAGATGCCACTAAAGATATGGGGCCACCTTCTCCAGCAGTACCATCGTGAGTGTGACCTGTGCTAACAGCAAAGGCAGCTAGGAGTTGGTCAAATTCATTATTAAACAGATCAGCGGTAATAACATCGCCATCAGTAAAGGTTGATTGTCTTGTGTATGTAGCGCCCATTTAACGTCTTGCTCCTAATGTATATTCTAACTGAAAACCTTTAAGTGAGTAAGGTGCAGACTCACCCCCATCATTTATTCTAAGTACAACAGAAAACCCTGAACCTTCTACTGATTGTCTTACCAAAGGTTGCGAAGGCCCCCCAAAAACAAACCTAACAGAACCACCTACAGTACTAAAGGTAGCTAATCCAAACTGTGCAGCTACATCAGAAGAAGATAAAGTATACGCTGCAGGTCTAGTTGAGCCTGAATCTTCATTGTCGTACCGCATTACTAATTCTGCATTAAGCGCAGACTCAGGTTTATAGTTAATAATAACCCTTTGCATATGCTTTCGTATGCCAGTATCTCCAAACGCCATGTCAGAGCTTCTGTATTTTCCTAGTACGGGTGTGCCATCAAAGGTATTACCTTTGTCTTGCCTATGTATATGACCAGCAAAGTCACCATGAAGAACTATAACATCACCTGCCTTAACAAAAGTATCTGTACAAGAAGGTTTTATCCCACGCATTTCAGAAAATTCAAAACCTTGTTCTCTTGCAACGCAAGTAACACCTCTTGTAATACCGTCAGACTCATCATTTTTAGTAAAGAATATTCTGTACTGTGTCTTGTCGGGTATAACAACACTTTCAAATAACAAAGAGTCTTTAATGTTTTTATCAAATATAGACTGTACGTTTTTACTTATTGTACCTAGTTCAGTGTCACCAATCTTTGCAGTAGCAGCAACTGTCCGTAAACCGTCTGGCCCAAGAAATACTAAGTCACCACCAAATTCTTGTATAGTATCCCCGTTAATGCAACCAATGTTTCTAGTAACAGGTACTATAGAAAAATCACTAGATGTATTTCCTGTTAGTTTAAATATTCTATTTTCACAAAATATAAACAACGCATCCCGAAATACTTTTAATCCCGTAATAGTGTCGTCTACTCTAATAGTACCTGCACCATCACTGCTAGTAAAATCGTCTTCATTAGATGGCACACTAAAATTAAGTAGTTCTGGTGTAGTTGATTTACCTGCGTAAAACATATGAGACTTAAAAGATGCTACAAAACTAGAACCTACAATAGCTGTTGTACTAACGTCTGTTGCACTAAGAGCTAAATTAAAAACTACAGGAGCGTTAATACCATCTACACATACAAGTTTAGGGTTGCCATCATAGTTAAATCTTTCAAACCTATACTTACTAGCATTAGTTCTACCTGTATCTATTTCCGTCCAAGGTGAGGAAACAACTACCCTAGAAAAATGTGCTGCAGCCGTAGTGCTTTCAGTAGCACGTGTTACTCCCGTAAACTCATTAGGAGTTGACGCAGCATCTACGCCTGTGTAGGTAAAAAGTTCTAAGTCTAATTGCAAAGTACCGCTAGTTGCAAATCCTGCAACAGAGTCTACAGTAATTGTACCAGAACCAGACATAGTTGTATTAGCAGCTATACTAGATGATAGCTCTGTAGATGCAGCAGAGAATATTTTCTCACCTCTGCAAGCCACAACCTTGTCACCAAATTTAGCTACCCCAATTACCTTTTCATTAATACTAGTAGTATGAGGTACTACATGATTGACATACCTACGGTATCCATTCATTCTCCTATAGCCACCCTCAACGTCAGGTTCAAAGTTTTCTAATACTAAAGCCTCTCCCGGTTTCATAAGAAAGGAAGAACGATTTAATACTAAACCACCCTCACAGTTAAATGCCGCTGGTTGTACTTTAGAACTATCAACCATTAAAAGGAGATTCCAATATTATAGTTACTAGGTCTGTATATAACAGTTGACCTAACGTATTCGTATTTATTTACAAGAAGACTTTGTACATTCTTTATGCCTTGTTCAAAACGTACAAAGTTTGTATTGTACTGATCTAGTTCACCACGGTACTGATACACAAATGCTGTAGCTCCATCCACAATAATTGGTGAAAACCTATCAGGTATGCTAGTAATATCTCCGTGTGCAGCTAAGTCACTTGGAAATGTATAGTAGTCAAATACTAATGAGTACTGTTTATCAGGTAAAGGATATAGTAAATAATTATTATCTGGAGTACGTACAATAAATTGAGGTACTCCACCATTTGTAAAGAGAGCTACCTGTGTAGCCGTAACGTGGGATGCAGCAGTAGTGCTGTTAGCACCTCTAGTACACCCAGTAAAAGTAGTAGATGTAATACCTGTATAAGATATTTGCTCACCTAGTATAAAGATAACTCCAGTAGAAGTAAAGCCTGTGGTACTTGCTACGGTAACTGTAGTAGCACTATCTGTTAATGCACCATCTAATGTTGTAGTTTCTACTTCATCTTCTTGAGTAGCAAAGCCCCTACTAATATATTCATTATAATCTAGCTTTGTAAGATTACCACCTGAAGTATTAAGGTCAGTATCTTTTTTTATTCTAGCTGTATTATAATCAATATGTTTAGTACTAGTAGGTACAGTATACCTAACAGTACCGGGAACTAACGTAGAAGTATTTGTTACATGATTAAAAGGGTAGCCAAATTCTTTTTGATTAATATATCGTATAGATTCATTAACAGCATTTTGACATTGTATTTGCACACCTCTTGCATCTGCAAAGGTAGCAGCAGTAAGAGCAACTTCATTCATACGAGTTATAACATCGTTAGTTAATGAAAGATATGTCAGGGCCATTATGTTTCCTTAAAATGCAGCAATGGGGCCAGCATAAAGCCAGCCCCAAAGTTTAGTGTAGTGTTACAGCAAGTCACGCTGGGCTTCAGCAGCCTCAGTATGAGCAGCCGAAACATCAGCAATTACTGCATAGACACGTAAGCGTCCAGTTGCAGCAGCAGCACCAGCGACAACTACGTCAATGGTATCTGCAGCACCAACACATGCAAGAGCAGCAGCAGCAAAAGTAGATGCAGCACCTGTGTTTACAATATTAGCTTCGCCGTTACTACCTTTTACAAGGTATGTACCAGCAGCAGCATCAAGTGCAGCACCGTCAATGATGTCATCTCCACCAGCAAAGTCAATATTACAAGTACAAGAACCTGTAAAGGACTTCATGATTTCTGCACCAGCAGCAACCACTACTGATTCAGCAGGTATTTCTAACAGTTGGAAAATGTCTCCATCTGCAATAGTAGCACCTGCAGCAATCATAGCATCAATATCTAAGATTGCTTCAACGGTTCGTACAGTGTTACCAACTACTGTTGGAACAGCAAGAACGTTTGCTCCAACACCAGCAGTATCAACGGAAGTCATATCAAAAGTAGCCATAGTTTATATCCCCCCCTACGCTG